TCCGCGGCGGTGATGACGTTCACGACCGCCTCGAAGATCCAGTTGCTGTCCTTGGCAAACGCCTTGTCCGACAGCAGGTCCGCCTTCTGCGCCTCGGCCGTCGCGCTGAACTGGACGGAATACCCGCCGCCCGCCATGCCAGCAAACAACGTACCGGCCGTGTTTACCAGCGCGCTGGCGAAGCTGTCGTTCTGCAGCGTGATGTACGCCGCGTCCTTCGGGGCGTTGAGCTCCACGACCATCGTCGTGTCGGCACTCGCGGCATCGCCCACGGCACGACCAAGGTAAAAGTCCTTGCTTGTGCCGTACAGCGGGATCGTGGCCGAGTTGGCCGAATGGTCCCACATCACTTCGCCGCCGTCCAGGATCACGATGCTTGCCGTCTTGGCGACGGTCACTTGGCCAGCGGTGATCAGGGTGGCCGGGTCACCCGAGGCCGGATCTTTGAGTCCGGCGACGAACGCCGCACGGCCGTCCGCCAACTGCAGGACCTGACCAGACGCCAGCGCCGCCGGCGCGGTGATGTCCACCGCATGAGCGTTCGCATCTTTGTAGAGGGTTGCTTCAGCAGTCATTGGTCATTTGCTCCTAATTGAAAGTAATGGCTTGCGTATGGAGTGCGGCGGCAAGTCACCTTCCGCCGCGTGTGGTTGTCACGTCACAGCGCGGCGAGATCAGCCTCCGGCGCCGGTGCTCTTGTACCAGGTCCGCCATTCAGTGAAGGCGACCCCGATGTCCATGTTGATGTCCCAGCCCATGCCCCACTGGCCGCGATCCAGCAGGAACGACCGCAGTTGCGGCTGGCGGTTGGTCCCGCGCCGGTAAGCGACACGCAGGCCCCGGTTGCCGCCGACCGCCAGGAACCAGTTGGTGGCCGAGCCGGTGCGAGCGGCCTTGAGCTTCGGATCCATGACGCCGATCGCACCAATGCGGTCATCGACCACGACTCGCAGCCCCTCCTGCGCGAGCAGGTTGAGCTGGGCATAGAACGGATCGCTCGAATCGGCGAACAGCTTCGCCAGTGCGGCGGCTGCCGTCAGTTCTCGCGCGGTCCATTCCAGGTCGCTGGGCACGATTATGAACCGCGGCCGCAGATTGAGCGCACGGCCAGGATCGGCAGTCGTGCGGTTGATCCGCTGTTTGACCATTGCGGAGATCGCCGCCTTGAGCCCGGTGCTCGAGAGCGCGGCCGTGCCCAGGTTGGCGTGGCCGCCGGCCGTCGTGGTGACCGTGCTGTTGAAGACCTGGCCGGTATCGGTCATCGTCGGATTCTCGAGCAAGACCGAATAGACCAGGTCCGGCCGCAGCTGCCTCGCAGCCTCGCCCATCTCGGCCGGCATCCGCATGATCGCACCGAGCCGGTCGTCGATCACGTCCTGTTCGTCGACCACAAACTGCTTTGCATAGCGACCGATCTTGTAGGTTTCGCGACTGTCGCTCACGGTGGCATGCTTGGCCGTGTCGCCACGCGGGAGTTGCTCGAGCCGAGCGTTCGCCTGCAGGCTAATATCCTCCTGCGTCAGGAAGTTGGCTACATCCTCTTCGTCGCACCAGCCGACCGTGGTGTCGCCCACTGTCTGCCAGGCCTCCAGCAGCCTGGCGTACACACTGGTGGTGAAAATGTAGGCCAGTGTACCGCCGGACGTGGCCGCACGATTGGACAGCGCCTCGAAGGCTTCCGCCGGATCCCAGTACAGTCGCCCGGTATCGAGCAGCGCCGCCTGTCGCACGAGATCGATCGCGCTCATGCGGCTGAACCGCTCGCCTTGCTCAGCATCCTGGGCTGTGATGCGATCGGCCGGCCGCGGATCGCGACGGCCCGTGTGCATGGAGTGCCGCGTCGGATCGCTGACGCCCATCCCCAGCATCATGCCCACGGCCATGCTGCGCGCCGTGAGGTTGGTCATGGGTGTGGTCTGGGCGGTGCCATGATAAGGAACCTCCGGGGGAGCGGGCGTGCGGGCTTGGCGCACGGCACCGAGAAACTCCCGCGTGGCTCGCGCCTCGTCCCAGCCATCGTCGATGGCACGAGCAAGAAGATCCTGCGGCACGTCCGAGCCGGCCAACTGCCGGATCGACCGCACGCGATTGCGTTCGGCTTCGACGGCACGCTGTGCAGCTTGGTCGGCGTCATGTCCTTCCGCCCGCGTCTCCTGCGGAGCCGGCGGCGCCGGCGGTGCGGCAGGCGGATCGCTCCGCTGCTCGCTTTGAGCCGCGTCGGCTCGCGCCCGATCTTCGGGCGACAGGTGGGTGTAGAACTCCTGCGCCTCGGCCTCGGTCGCCTCGCGTCGCAGGCCGATCGTTTCCAGGAAAGCACGAAGTGTTGGATTCACGGCTATTACCTCCTGTGATCCAGTGGTCAGAAAGTCTTCCCGGATCTTGGCGGCCTGGTCGGCGCCGATCGGGACCAAAGAACCCTCTTTCGGCGTCCAGCGCGTGGCAATGCGGAGCGTCCGCCTGCCAGCGGTGTATTGCCGACCTTTGACCGTGGCGGTTTGCCCCGGTGCAATTTCCGTTGCCTCACTGACCCGGTAGCCGACGGACACATCGGTCAGGTGACCACCGCGCACCATCTGCCACGCATGCTCCGCGTCGTCGCCGTCGGCAAAATGCAGGCGGCCCACGATCGCATCCCCATCAATGCGCAGGCTGCGAATGGAGCCGAGAATGTCACGCAGTGACCAGCGACTGTGGTTGGCCAGCATCGGCATTTGCGAGGGCAGGTCTGCGGTGTCCGGCAGCAGGATCTCGTCAATCGACTCGCTGCGTCGCCAGTCATAGACCTCCACGGGTGACCCGGTCGAGATCGTGGCTTCCACTGACCGCTCTTGCTCGTTGATTGTCGCCGCACGCAGCGAGAGAGCGCGGGTTGTAATGTCGCGGCGATCGTGCTCGCGCAACTGCATGTCACTTGTCATCTGCGGTGGCTCCTGCGGGAATTTTGTCGTCATCGTCCTCCGCGTTTTCTGCAGCGGGACCAGGCGTTGCGGCCGGTGCCGCCTGTGCCCCGTAACTCGGCTGCTCGACCCCGGCGGCCTCATACGCTTCCTGCACGCGCTTCTTTTTGGCAATGTGCCGCTCGAGCGTCTCACCGCGCGCCGCCAGCACGTCGATCTCGGTTGTCGTGCCGGTCTGCAAGCCGATCTGTTCGCCGGACGCTTCCTTCGACGGATCCACGTGCGGCCGCTTCGGCCAGGTCCACTCGTAAACGACGCGCGGTGGCCTGATCCGCAGCTCGGGGATCGTGAAGCGGGCTTCCCGGGCGACCTCATCTAGAAGGCGATTCAGCGTCCCGTAGCTGTTCTCGCTGCCGCTCAGCCAATACTGCAGCCCTTCAACGGCACGGTCGTAGACCTGGCTGTCGAACCTCGCCGAGCTGTAGTTATGCTTGCTTGAGTCCAGGCGGATCAGCATCAGCGGCATCCCCACCGGGCGGCCGAACTCACGCATCCGCTCGCCGCGATAGTCGGGGTACTGGGCGGCCGGCTGTGTGGCGTTTGGCCACTGTGCTTGCCATCCGGGCGGCAACATGGGGATCACGCGCCGCTCGCGCGTCAGTGTTTCCGGGTTCGTCCAGGTCACAACATCCTGGCCGGTCGCGTAGAGTAGCGGCGTGTTGTCGGCCAGTTGCCGCGCCGCGTCCTGCACCTGGTCGTCGTAGTCCCGCAGGTCGGCCACCGGCTGGAGGGACGGCGAGATCCACGGATCGCCCAGCCCCTGGTCCTCTTCGTCCCGAATGTACTCGTGAATGATCAAATCCGCGGGAATCGGATCGTATGCCGTCACGTTGGTGTAGCCGGTGCCGATTCCCTCCTGCGACTGGATGTAGTAGCGGATCGGACGTCCGATCCGGTCGTACTCCACGCCGTGATACATCCGGGCGTTGCCTGCCAGTATCGCCGGCGTGCCGAGCCGCCGTGTGTGCATTGGGCGCACGCGCAGCTTGACCGGCCCCTCGGCCTGATCGTCGGTGATGATTTGGGCGAGGAATGAACCTTGCTTCCAGAGCGATCGCACCCACAACTTGAGCAACGCCGCGCCGCTGAGATTCGGGAGGTGTGTTGGTGCGTAAAACCACACGCGCCACAGTTCCTCGAGCGCCTGGTTGTATGCGTCGTCATCGCTTAGGACCTGCAATGTCGGTCCGTCCGGACCCACGATGTCCTCGGCGTGCGTGGCGATCACGCCGCGCAGGATGCCGTTGTTTTTCGTCTCGTAGGTTGCACGGCCGCGAATCGTTGGCAGTTGGGTGGACAGCCAAGCGTTGAGGGATTCGTCCTGGGCGAACTCCCAGTGACCTTGGTTCAGCCGGTCAGTGTTGCCGGCCTCCCAGCGTCGAGCCCAGATGGGAGCGGTCTCATAGCGCGGCTCTGATTGCACGGTCGTACCGAGCCCCTCGCCGACGATCACACTGTAGCTGTGGAGGCTCACTCATAGTCCTCCGAGGTTTCCGGACGCGCATAGGTCACCGGAACCATCACAAACGGGCCGGAGCTGGCGTGGGCCGCGGCAGCTTTGAGTTTCCGGCAATCCGCGATGAGCGAATCAATCAGCTCGCCGCTCCATTCGAGCGACTGACTGCCGGCGCCGCCCAAGCTGCGTGAGACGCGATTGGGAGACGTAGCCAACCGCGCCTTGATGTCCATCAAGTGGCCGATCGCCGAATCGTAGCTGCCGGCCGCCCGGGCTGCGGCGTAGAGGGCGTACAGGGCGTCAAGATCGGCTTGGGACATGAAAAACCCGCACCAGGTGCACCGCCCCGGTGCGGGCTTTCAGTAAATGTCTGGCCGTCGCCAGTCATGCAGACCTCAGTATTGCCAAGACAAGACCAAGTGCAAGAGACGTTTACCACCGCGTTGGTAACAAGTGCTCGGGCGCTAACCCGCCTCCTTCATCGTCTTGAACTTCTTCCCACACTCCGGGCACTTGCGGTACTGTGTCCGGCCCTTGGTCGAATACGCCTTCGCAACCGCCCCACAGTCCGGGCACCTGGTTGGGTCCACCAGCAGCGTCACGGACGGCTGCACGACGTCGACGCGGGTCGACAATGGCCCGGGCTGCTGCACGGCGATCGGCGGCAACTCGGTGGCCGCAGGATCGACCACCGGCTGCGGCGCAGTGACGCGAAATGCAAACACGCGGCCGCAGTGCCGGCAGCGCGCGCGTCCGGTAGGCCACCACGAGGGACCCTCCTGCGGTCGCTGCAGAATCTGGTTGTCTTTGCATCCACACCTCGGGCACCCAGGACCGTCGCAACAATCAAGCACGTTGAATCCCACTGCTACGCCCTCCGTCGCTTCTTTTGCCGCTCCATCCAACTTTCCGTGGGTTGTTGCCGCTGCCGCTCCAACTCGCTGGCCACGAAGTGGCCGGCTGCCAAGCTGGCATAGCCAGCGTCGAGCCAGTGGTTCTGCCGTCGCGTACGCCTCCAGACAACCACCTCCCCACGGCCCTCAACCCATTCCTCTTTCTGCACCTCGGCCGTAATGTGTTCGCTATACTCCAGGTGCTCCCGCCCGCTGGCGGCTTCATAGAGCGTCAGAGCCCCAGGCTCTTCAGCCGACATGGCCAACCGCTGATGAATCTCGGATTTCCAGAAGTCGCTGTTGATGTGCACCAGATTGAGCCTGGCTGCCGGCTGCCATTGCATGTGAAACTGCAGACCGATGTACCGCACGTGGCCGCCGCGGGCCTTGGGCGCGATGTAACGAGTCATGGTCCGCTGCCGCTCGCCGTAGCCCTTGGTTGGGCGATAGACTTCCTGTCCGGGGGGCAGTCCTTCAGCGGCCTGGCGGCAGAATTCGTAGACGATTTCCTGATGGCCGTACCATCCTGAATCGATCCAGACTTGGGACGGCAGCCAGCGGCGGCCGGAAGGGTCTTGCCAGCCGGCAGAAAAATAGGCACGCAACGCGTTGAGTGCGTTCAATAGCCCGCGGTCCGCACCGACACGGTCCGCCTCCGTGGGTTGGTTGCCATACTCAATGACATGCGCAGATCCGCCTGACCGCATGGCGGTGGCGTGCCAGTGGAGTTCGCGCTTGCCCGTGTCGATGCCGACCGTCACGCCCACGGCGTCGGCCGGGACGATGCCTTTGCGGAGTCCGCTGGTCCGCGCTGCGACGTCCTCGGCCGTGAGTGGCGTGAGCTCGACCTCGGGCGGGATCCAGGGCAGGCACCACACAAACTGCCGCTGCTTCTTTTCGGCGTTCTCGCGGTCGACCGCCCGCTGGGCTTTCCACTCTTCGGCTCCGAGCTGGGCTGCGGTGACAAACGGATTGTCGATCGCCGACCAGCGGAAGCCGAGCGTCTTGGTGGCCGGCGGTTTGCCGATCACTCGGCCGTTCTTCAAGACCTTCTGGCCACGATGCACCAGCACGGCCCGCTCGGCCGCTTCGAACCGCTGCTGGTCAGTCCATTTCTCGCCGCACGCCGGACAGCACCAGAACGCCTTGTCGGCCGCCTCGAGCTCGCTCTCCGCTTGCTCCCAGCCCACCAGGTGCTCGCGTTCGGGTGTCACGTAGACTTTGCAGTGTGGGCACGGCCTGGCGATCCGGCTGTCGGTCCCCTGCTTGATCTCTTGCCAGATCCGGCCACGCTCCACGCTCACGGTGCACTCGAGATAGATCCGTTTGTTCTCGCCGTGAGCACGCGTGCGTCCTTCGATCTGTTCGATCTTGTCGGCCTCGCGCGACGTCTCGCCCGGTTCGTCCATGCCGTCGACTTCAGTGACCGCAGCGACTCGCGACGTGAAGCCCGCCCGCTGTTTATCGCCGCCGCCGCCCGACATGAACCGCAACGTCACGCCGTTCTCAAAGCGGATCGCTCGCTTGACCTGGCCGCCGCGGGACCCTTCGCCGGTCTTGGGCAACAATGCAGAGAAGCGGCTGGCCTCCAAGGCCGGCAGCAGATCCTCCGTCCACTTGTCGTTGGCCATCTGCATCGTCGGCATGCCGATTACCACGGTCTCCTGGATCTCGAACAGGTGATACAGAATCGGCGCGGCGCAGCACATGAGTGTCTTGCCGTTCTGTGTCGGACCGCTTGCCGCGAAGCGGTTCCACCGGCCGCAGTCGAGTGCATCAAACCAGAGCCGCGAGGCCGGGTGGCGCCGGTGACGATACCGTTCGCCGCGGTACGGTCCGCTGGGGAGGACGAGCTCGTCCTCGACCCACTGAGAGATCGGCCGCACGACCTGGGCTTTCGCCCGAGCGATGCACCAGGTCAGCTCCTCACGCAGTGCCGCCGTGAACTCCGTCGTCGCCAAACTCATCGTCAACAACCCGCTGGCAATCATCCAACGCATCATTCACGCTCCGCGCCGCGTCCGGCCCATACCGTCGACCGATCCGCTCTCCGAGTTGCCGCAAGATCGACGCGAACCGACTGAGCCCGCTGCGGACCCTCTCGCGCGGAATCAATGTGTGCTTGCGTTCCTCAAGATCCATCTCTGCGTGCTTCGCTCGCGCGAGTCGATACCGCTCGAGCGCCGGGCTATCACCACCGCCGGTCATCAGGTCATCGAGCGCGGCGGCCGCTTCTGCTTTAACGTCGCGCCCTTCGAGGCGCCAGGCCACCGCGCAGGGGATGCAATACGCAAAGCGGTTCTTACCTGCTTTGCTGCGCGGGAAGCCGGCCCGGACCCATTGGTGGATCGTCGACTGATCCACGCCGATCGCCGCGGCCAGGNNCGTCCACCGCTTCTCGTGATCGCATAGCACGTTCCTGGGGTCGGCAATCACCTCTCTCCACGCTGCAGAGCCTGTAGGTTAGGGGTTAGGTGGCAATTGACCCCTGTGTATGGAAAAACGGCGAGCGACGGGCTGGGAAACCCGCACGCGGTGGGCGGGTGGAAGGACCCGTCCAATCGTCTCGAATTGAGACTGGTTCTCAATGTGAGACAGTATCAGTATGAGACTGTGTCTCATTATGAGATCAGCCGCAAGTGTTCTCACCGCTTGCAGACNNTATTTTGTCTCATTGTGACACACATCCGTCACCGCTTGCAGACCAAGGTAAACCCATCGCCCGCCGCCGCCCCCTTGATCACCAACCACGTACAGCCCGCTACCGCACTTGGTATCTCCTGCGACTCGTCGTCGCCGATTGTCATCGTCGAGACTGCCACGTCGTCCTGGTCGACCAGTGACAGCTCTGTGCCATCAAGCGACAGCGAGTCGTAGAACGTCAGCGTCGCCGCACCGCCTGACTCGTTAATAATTCGCCACGGCACCAGCCCACCGAGGTACATTGTCGCTGTCGTGTCGGCGTCCGTCGTGACCGCGAAGTCCTCGAAATGGACAACCATGCCCTCGATCTGATGGCGATCAGGTACGGCGACAGGCGGCATCAGCGTAGGCGGCACTTGAGTCCGTGCCAGCATCACAGGCGCCGGCCACGACACCGCCACGCTCGCCAGGCTCAGCAAAAGCACCGCGGCCGCAACCAATGATTTCCACCTGATTGTCTTCACTCGCTTATCCCTCCTCACATAAAACTCAGCAACACGTCATACACCAGCGTCTCCGCCGGACTGCTCGTCGTGCCGCAGGTCACTCGAATCCGATACGTCGTTCCGGCTACACCACCAGCGACCGTGAACTCCACTGCCTTGCCAATGGCCACCGTCGACCCGCTATGCGACTCAACATAGGTCGCCGTGTTGACCGCCTTGCTGGCCAATGTCAGCGCGGTCGTCGTCACCTCCACCACCGTTGGCGTACCAGTCAGACTCACCCCGCTATCCAGGTCGCGTGTGCAGTTGACACGTACCAGCCTGGTGGATCCGGCACTGACCGAGTGGATTTGGTCAAGCGTAATACCCATGTCAGTCAACCTCGTAGTGCGGCCGGTTGTCGGCAGCAACGTAGTGCAGGCGATGGTCTGTTGGACTGTAGTGTGGTCGATGGTCCGCGGCGGTCAGGTGGAGGCCTTCTGGTGGCTCGCCAGTCGCTTGCTCACCTGCCGAAAACCCCAGCGTCGGCACATACGCCGCACCGCCGAAGCTTCCAAACCCCAACGCCACGATACTGCTTGCCATCACGTCGCCCTCGTGCTGCTGGTGGGTGTGGTGGCATCGTCCAGGGCTAGCGTGAACGCCGTCGTGCTGCCGTCGAGCTTCTTCACCGTGATCGTTGTCGAGCTGATGGCAAACTCAGTTAATCGTTGCATGATGGCAAACAGCGCCTGAGCCACCGTAGGCGCCACGCCATCCGCTGCGTACGCCTCGGTCATCTGCGTGGTGAGCAGGGCAGCGACCGCGGCGTCTGTCTCGGCCTTGGTGGGCGGGCCATAGGCGTTGAGACTCGCCGTGCATGAACTCTGCACCTGCGCCGTGCTGACATCGTTGAGGGCCGCGATACTTGCTGCCGTGGCCAGTGCCGTCAAGTGGTCGCCCGTGCCGCCCGCCTCTGTTAGCCCCGCGCCTGCCACACCTAGTGTCGTAATCACACTATCCAGCAGCAGGTCCAACCGCCCGCCGTTGAGCCAGTCGTCGTAGAGCACGTCCAGCTTGGTGCCGTTGGTTTCCATCGCCGTCACCACGTCCGCGGCGCTGTGCGTGCTGAAGCCCGTGGCCGTTGTCCACGCCGCATCTCCCCGCGTGCGGATGGCCGCGTTGCCATACGTTGCGTGGTTCACAACCGCGTAAGCATCGCCGCTCTGCGCTGTGTGGTTGCCCGCCAGCAGCGTGCCGACGATGCGCGTGAGCAGCGTGTCGAGGTCATCTTGAATCGACACGAACCCGTGGTCGCCGTTGGCCAGCGCGTAACTGTCGCCGCTCTGCGCGGTGTGGTTTCCGGCTAAGAGCGTGCCGACGATGCGCGTCAAGAGCGTGTCGATGTCGTCCTGAATCGACACCAGACCGTGGTCGCCGTTGATAATCGCGTAGCTGTCGCCCGTCTGCGCCGTACTCGTAGCCGCCGTGCCCACACTGGCGAGGATCGTGACGCCTGCCCCGCAGGTGACGGTCTGCGTCTTGATGGTGTTTACGTCGACCTTCTGTGTGTCGGGCACGGTCGCCGCAATAGCCGCCGCCGTTCCGGTCGTGGTGAACCCAATGATCGGTTCCAGGCGAACGTCGCTCGTAGAACTCTTG